TCTTTCTTCATCGTAGCTGTATCGCCAGCTAGCACTGCCTTAGTAAACTTAGGGAAACCTCCTAGGCTACCTAAGTTAAACTTAAAGTCTAACAACATCTCTTGCTGTTTAGAATCAAGATCGTACAAAGATTTATTATATTTTGATTTTAATTCTTTATCTAAGTTGTTACGATATTTAAGTAAATCTAGTCTTAGTATTGCATCAACCTCTGACTGAGTAAGAGTATCTAAATCATAACCGTACACAGAATTATTTTGTACTTCTTCATCCGTAAGTTTATGACCGATACCTATTGTATCCGTACCACCTTCAGGTGAGGCATATCTAAATGGAGTCTTACCTTGATCTCTTTTTACACCTTCAACTCTTTTTAAATAATTAACAAACCTATCTTGAGATTCATCAGGGGTAGCTCTACTAGTCATCAACACTTCTGTTTCAGGAGAAGCTATGACATTACCAAACGCATCATAGTTAATCATAATATTAATACCCAAGAATGTTAGAGTAATAAGCGTCAATCTCTTCCTCTGTCATCCTAGAAAAATCAGGAGCAGTTTGTGGATTTAAAGAGCCATAATCATATTCAGGCATAGCAGGCATCGGTAATCGACCTGTAAACATATCAGGTTGATAGTTCTGCATCGCAGGTGACTGCATGTTAGGACGCTCAACTCTAGGAGACATCATCCCTTCTGGGAAATAACCCGGTGTTGTAAACGCAGGTAATCCTAGGTCTTGTCGCTCAGGCATACGAGGCTCAGGAGCTACTGGTGGCTCTCCGTATAGTCCATCATACCTAGACAAAAGATTTTCTATTGTACTATCTATAGTAGGTCTTGGTACTTCAGGCATACCTGTGGGTGGAGAGAACATACCAGCCCCTGGAGGTGGTCTATTATCTCTTCGTGGCATAGACATGTCAGGCCTTGTAGGAACAGGTAAGTCTGCTGCTGTCTGATAAGATGGTAGATCAGGTCTCTCTACTAGAGGCATCATGTCTAATGGTCTACCCATCAATCCTTCATCAGGAATAAGCTGAGTTGGTGGAGGAGAAGCAGGTCTAGCTGTTGGAGGTACAGGAGGTTGAGGCATACGAGATTCTCTTAATCTCCTAAATGCTTCAGGATCTACACCACGCTCTTCAATAGTAGCAAGAGGATCGTACGGTATCTTGAATTGTTCAGCGAGTCTCTTGTCTCCTTGCCTCATACCTTGTTCAAAACTTCTGAACCCCAGACCGTACTTGTTTAAGAAGTTGTCAAATGCGCTTGCCATCTTTAGTCTCCAATACCATATTTTTTCTTGTCAATACCATACTTCTCTTTAAACTGTCGTTTCTTTTTAGCTTGCTCTTTATCGTTCCATTCTTCTAACCCACCGAAAGCATAGTAATACAAGAGTCTGCCAACAATAGGAAGTTGTTTTGTTACAGCAGGATCAAACTCTCCATTTTGTATTGCTTTAAAACTAGTCTGTATTAGACCATCAAACATTTCCATCGGAGGCATGAACGTATCCTGAACAAAGTCTCCAAACTTTCCTGTCTTAGTTAGTCTTGACACAGCATACTCAGAAGAACCAAATACTTTAAGTGCATTGTTAGCATATCGTCTAACTAAATCATCTGATAGATCAGGATCTTTACCTAACAATCTTTCTTTACCGTAGTCAATAGCCATGTTTGCAGGAGGTATTAACAAAGCAAAGCCTAATAAATTCTTACCAGCCTCTGCATAGTTACCTCGTCTAGCTTCATCTATGATATGTTTTCTAATTAAGTTTATCTGTTTAATAGTAAAACTCTGTAACGTGTAAGCTAGTCTACCCATATCAGCTTTGAGGTAAGCCTCTGGCATCTGAGCAGGAGTAATAGGTTGAAACTCAGCTAGCTCGTTAAACAGATACTCTTTAGTACGAGGAGTCATCTCTGCGTTCTTAACCTCGTCAATAAACTTATTGAACTCAGGACCAAACGCAGTTCCATACTGCTTACGTAACTTAGCAATACCTTTGTCAGTCTTAACCATATTCTGTACACGTTGCCATGCACCGTTTACAATAGCTGTTTTACCTACACGGTCCATACGTTTAAACTGTGTAAACTCCAGTAAGTTGTCAACCAAACCAGCCATGCTTGTACCAGAAGAAAAATGTTCTAACTGTAACTGATCAATGTTTAAGTCTTTAACAATGTTTACATCTTGTTTAAATAAACCTTTAGCTACATTAGCAATACCTAACCGCCAAGCACCCATAAATACGTCAGCACCTTGTTGTAGTGCAGATAAAGGGTTAGCTAACAAACTAGCATTTACTAGATCCTTATATCCTTTTGAGTATTTACCTAGTGATCTATCAGCATCTACAAAGATAGCCTTAAACATTTCTTGTAATCTGCCTTGAGTATCAATGTCTAAGTTTTTGTCTGCTAAAGTAGCTAAGAAATTTTCTGCTGATTTATCTAAATCTAAACCAGTACCTAACATTTTACTGTTATCAACACCAAAGAAGTTTCTTTTTTCTATTAACTTATGTGCATCCATAAAGTAACGCATAGTAGACTGCAAGGGAGACTCATAAAACTCTTGCATTTGTTCGTTAATCCTATGTATCTTACGAGTCTCTAAGAATGTTTCTCTACTACGATTTGTTGTTGGTCTTTTACGAGCATACAACTCACCCTTTTTATTTGTACCTACATATCTACCTTGTAGTATATTACTAACAATAAAGTTTTTATCTTGAACACTTAGTTTACTTGGATCAATCTTTAAAGCATCTGCTCTCATCTTTAATGCTTTATCTATAGCGGTCTTAGCTACTGGATTCTGGTTAAGAAACTTCTTCAATCCTTTAGAATCTTTAACAATACGAGGAACATAAGTAGTAGTATCAGGTACTTTAATACCATTAGCTTTTAACTCTTTAGTCATGGTATTAATTCTATTCATAAAGTCATCAAAAGACTTAGCTGTGTTAGGCACATACTTTTCTAACAATGCTTTAGCATCTGCTAATTGTTTCTTGTCAGCATTTAATAACAGATTATCAAATGTTTTTTGAGCATGAGAAGGCATCTGTTTATATGCGTTTAATATATCGTGAGATGCTCTAATCTTTTCCATAGCATTGGTGTAACTCTTAAAGAAATAACCATTAACTTTATTCTTTAATAAGTTATTCAAACCAAATACTTCATCAATTCTAGCAAAGCCTTCAATGATAGGAGTAATATATTTATTTACAGTAGGATTACTATTAATAGTATCAGCGTCTATTTCTATTCTGTTAAGTTCTTTAGCCTCTGCTACCTCTGCTTTGTTAGCAGGTAACTCTGGCTTACGCTCTGCATTTTTTACAATGCTAACAAGCTCATCAGATGTATAGCCAGTACGAGACTTAATGTATTCATGCAATCGTTCAATAGGAATATCCTCTTCAACAGCATCATACATTATGTCTTGAATTTCATCAGCTTTTTGCTGTACGTCTGATCTTTGAGCAAGAGGAACAGCTTTAGTATTACTAAATAAACGAACTAAACCTTTACCTGCTACACCTAAACCTAAACCAAAACCAGCAGAAATACCTGTAGTATAGGCTAGTTCTCCCATGTCAATACTACCTTTGTCAGCGTATTGATCTAATAAATTATACTCTGCTCCAAACATAGCAGATGTTACAGCTAATCCTTTAGCTCCGTATTTTGCCCATGATAAACCAGGAACAAAAGTAGTAGGTGTAGCTAGCGTACCTGCTAGTCCTGCAGCACCAGCTAATAAAGAGTTTTCTTCACCATAAGCTAACACAGCTAAGTTGTTTTTTATTGCTTTCTCTCTATCTACTTGATTAATTCTATTTCTTTTTTCTGATTCACTAAGATTAAAGAAATCTTCACCGTAGTATTCGTCAAGCATTTTGTATTCAGTGCCATCAAACATACCACCATTATACCAACCTTTGATTCTTCCTATCTTACCTAGCTCCTCCATGTCAGTTCTGCCTTTAACATTCCAGCCATAATCCATGATCTGAGACGCAGAAGGCGCACCAATAATAATACCTTCCTCTGGTATTCCCTCTCTGGATTCAAAGGTTTGTTGCTGTTCTTCAGCAGTAACTACAGGCTGAGACGCATTAACACGCTGCTTATACTCTTCGTATGTAGGTAGCTTAATTGCCATATTATTTATCTTGCTCGTCTACGTTTGTACTGTTCTACAGCTTCTGCTGTAGGTGTAAAGAAACCTTCGCTATATAAAGGACTATCTTTGTAATCGTATCCAGTTGCTCTATCAAATCCAGGATCAGCTTTAGTATTACCAAAAGCATCCATTTTTCCTGCAGTATTGTTTTCTGTTGTTTCGATTACTCCTGCTTCTTCTTTAGTTAATGCTCTGTTACTTGTACCTTTTCTTCTACCTTGTTTATCTATAACGTATACATACCTAGTGTTTGGATCTACTACAATTCTATCACCAGCTATCTTACTATATCTAGGAATACCTAGACTTGCTAAAAACTCACGATCTTCTAAATTACGTTTAGGTTTTTTAAGGTCTGTTCTAAATTTATCAATTTGATCTTGCTTTAATTGTATATTACCTGTTTCTACTACAGTACCATCGGCTGCAATAATAGATACAGTCCCATTAGAATTAATACGTACTTGTTCTCCGTTATCTTTATTTGCCGATCTACTTAATCCTAAGTCTTTATAACTTAAATCTCCCCTACCGTTATCTGTTCGGTTGTTGCTTTCTTGAACAGCCATTGTAAAAGCAGTACCAAAACCCATACCAGGATTTAAGTATTGTATTTCTTTAGCTCTATTTGCTAAAATAGTTTGTTCCCCATCATCTACATCTATATCAAGTGTATCTAAAATACTTCCTGCTTGAGCCATATCATCGGTACTAACTGATCCAACTTGACCATCTAGTACAGTATAGCCTCCTGTTATTTCTACACGCTGTCCGCCAGGCATAATAGCTACTGGTCTACCATCAGGCATGTAACCACCAGTAACAACTTCTCCTGTTGCTAATTTAAACTTAGTGCCTACGCTCTTTAGATCAGGAGTCAAAGCTGCTCTAGCATCTACAGCCATAGTATCTAATTGAAACGCTGCTTCTACGTTACCATAGTCAATAGCTTTTTGAGCCATTGCTTCTAACTTATCAGGGTCACGTAGATCAGCAGCAGTTACTCCTTCAAATACTTGACGCATAGCTAGAGCTTTAGCTAGTCTAGGATCTTCTAGTTGCTGTGACGTACCAAACAATCCTTGAGCAGCTTGTGTTAAACCTTGTCCAATACCTCTGCCTGCTACCATACCAGTAGCTACACCAGGTACATCAATAGCCTGTAGACCACGATAGAAGTTTAGGTCTTGTCTTTCTCTTTCTTCTTTCTGACGCTCGTATACAATCTCTTCAGCAGAAGGACCAAATAAAGATGCGATTGAACCTGCCATAACTATTCCTTATTGATTAAAACCCCCATGAAGGAGTGCTTGCATATCCAGGATTTCTATTTCCTTGTGTAAACGTACCGCCCCCAGCTAACCCTATATCAAAAGGGTTTGAACTAGCTGAGGGCATCTTAAAACCCGAGAACAATCCTCCAATATCTTGTCCCAGTCCCATCAACATACCACCTCGTACACCTCCTTGCATACCATAAGCCTGTGCAGAAGGTAGCGCACCCTTAAGATACAACGCTCCTTGTGTTGCACCTATATTTGATCTTAATTGTGATTCAGCTAATGCATCTTTGTATGCTTCTCTTGCTGGTTGCATTGTAGAATACTGCAGAGCAAGTAGATCAGTTGTTGGTTGTAGTGCTGCCGATTGTGCTGCATAACCAGCACCTAGTGTCTGCGCTCCTTGACCAAACAATCCTGCACCAAAGCCAATACGTTGTTGTGCAGCTTGATCTGCAGCAGCAGCTAACTGTAAGTTACGTCTGTTTCGTGCTTCTGACAAGGCTTGTAGTTCTGGTTGTCCACCAACACTTAGGTTTAATCCACCACGACCACGACCAAATACACTCGATGCTAGACGTTGTTCTTCTTCAATGTCATAAGGACGGAGGGCAGCCATCTGTTCTGACATGAATTGTTGTCTAGCTTCTTCAGGACTTTGTGCAAGATACTGTTGACCAAGACCAAACAAACCAGAAGCAGCTTGTTGGAACTGTGGCATCATTGCTTGCGCTTGTTCAGCCTGTCCTAAACTACCGCCATATAGTCTTGATATCTGTTGTTGTAAAGCAGCTATCTCAGGAGATACTTGATAACCTCCTGTTCCTGTAGTACTGCCAAATGGTCCAGCAGTAATGGCAACAGGTTTAAAGGCAGCCATCTGACTAGCTTTTTGACCAGCAGCTTGCATTAATGCACCTTGTTGTCCAAGAGCGTCTGCTACTTTTTTACCACCATAGTAGTTTAAAGCTCCTCCTACTATTCCACCTGCTATTTTACCAATTCCCATCTCTTTGCCCTCTTACCATTTTCCTAATGGACATGAACTTATTTTCCATTTAACTTTTAATTTAATAATACAACCACATTTAGTACAAACACCTAACTTATTACTATCACAACTGTTGCAAATCTGTGTACGTTTGTCTTGCGTTTCTTTATCAATTACCATGACAAGAGAACAGCACCTTTACTACCACTAGAACCACTACCTCCTGTACCAGCACCATTACCGCCTCTACCATAACCAGTACCGTTATCACCACCTGCTCCACCAGTAAGAGGTAGAGTTCCTGTGCTACCACTAACACCATTTGGAGAGCCTCCAGCACCTCCACTTCCGGGAATTGTTGATCCATTACCTCCAGCCCCTCCAGTAGCACTTACAGATCCTGAACCGCTAGTAACAGATGAAGATCCTCCAGCTTGACCACTTGGAGATCCACCACAAACTACAAAACTTCCTCCGCTACCACCACCACCAACAACAATGGTTAATGACTCTCCAGGGGTAACAGATAATGATTGATTTGTTCTGTAACCTCCAGAACCACCACCGCCTCCGGGAAATCCATCTCCACAGAACCAAGATGCACTACCTCCACCACCGCCAGCATAAACAGACACTGTCATGGTAGACACTCCAGCAGGAACAGTTAGAGAGTAAGTTCCTGAGCTAGTATAACTTTGTGATCCCGGCTCATACAATGCTGATTTCCAAGCCCCTCCGTCTTTAATTTGTACATCAAGACAGTTTTTCCAAGCACCTGAAACCTTTACAAATACTTGCTGGACTTCTTTCCAGACACCGCTATGTTTTATTTTAAGTGGCATTAACTAGCAACCTTGTAATGGATATCACCATCTGAACCGCCTGTAGGATCACTAGTTGATACTGTCCTAGCACCTACTGAATTAGATCCAACAGTGTTTCCATTTACTGTTGTTCCTGTTATTGTGCCTCCTGTTATAGCTACTGCGTCTGATGCTTGAGTAGCCATAGTGTCTAAATTTTCTGCTGCTATAACTGCAGCTACAAATGCTGTTGTAGCAATCTTAGTTGAACTATCAGCAGTATCTGATACTGTAGTTGCAATAGTTCCTGATGGTAGCGTTGGTGTACCTGTAAACGTAGGACTGTTTAAGTCTGCTTTAGATGCAACAGCACTAGCAATAGCTGTGTACTCTGCATCAATCTCTGAACCTTTAATTACTTTACCTGGATCACCAGTTGTTAAGTCATCCTTTAGTGTAAAGTTTGTAGCCTTAGTATAATCTGACATATCAAACTACCTTACCTGATTTTAAATAAACATCTATCTTTTGAATTGACAATGGATTCTGATTTATGTCAGCTTCAAATCCTAATTGAATAATTGATCCTGAACCGCCTAGATTAGCTCTAACTTCTTCTAACTTTAAACCTGACGTATACTCATCAATACCGTACTCAGAAATGTTATACTCAGATACTGCTGCACCTGTAGCCAATGTTTTAGTTATTGATCTAAACGAATCAATATAATCAAAACCGTACTTTAATGCTACGTCTTGACCAACACCACCAATAACTACAAATGTACCTTTCTTAAGAAACTTTAATGACGTAGGATTACCTAAGTCAAAATAGTTTGTATAGTATCTAAGACGATACGTTGAATCGTTGTCTAAGAAACCAAAGTATTTACCGATGTATCCTTCTTTACCTATTAACAAATCACCACCGTAAGTAACGTGCAATGATTTAGGTTTTAAAGAATCCCAGATAGTTACTCTTGCTGCTCCATTCTGTAGTCTACCTCTTAAATCAAAACAAAATACATAGTTAGATGAGGGCAAAGTCAATAGATAAAAAGCATCTCTAGGATAGTAAGCACCCTTAATCTTTTCTTTGTTTGATTCTGAAGATACAAAACCAACTAAATCATCTCTTACGTTAAAAGATATATCGTTAATAGGTGCTGACTTTTCCTGAATGACACGAGCAATACTTCTTACACCAGTGTCAGACAAGAACATCACATCAGTACCAGTATTAACGATACTATCTCTTGCGATACATCCTACGTTAGCAATCAAGTCAACTAACTCTAATCGTGTTACATCAATAGGGTTAGCGTAAACTGCAATGTTTCTTCTACCAAAGATAATTAAGAAACCGTTATGTGCTGATAGACCTACTACCTCGTCACCATTAGGAAACACATCTACCAAAGATAAGTAACCTGAATCACCAGTAGACAGGTTTGTTCCGTCCAGTAATGCACTGAAGTACACAGTCTGTGTGTCTCCAGCAATATCTGCCCACCAAGTACGTCCATAAGCTCCTAATACAAAGTTAGGTTGGAACTGAGTCTCATTACCACTGTAAGGTGTAGGTACAGAACCAACAGCATTAGTACCATCGTCTAATACTTGAAAGCCATAGCTTCCTGTATGTGCATGACCAGTACCTAGCTTGTGATAAACTAAAGGTGCATGACCTGCTTGACATACATAGGCATGAGGACTAATGTCTGGTCCTTCACCGTACACAATGCTAGATGCTGACCAATCATTACCTGATATTGTATAACTGATCGTAGACGTTCCTGCATTGTCATACACTGACTCAGTTGTTATCGTTCCACTAGCAAAACTAAATAACTTATTATTACCTCCTGCTAGTACAGTAGATGTTTCTGGTAACTCAAACAAGAACTCAATATCGTTTGTTAATAAGTCTGCATTAGTAGAAGCATTTTGTTTCTGCCATCCTCGTCTAGCACCAATACGACCAAACTTATCTATGACACAGTTGTATGCTTCTAGTGCATAACCAGACGCAAGATCAACACTACTCTCCTGTGTATTGACACCAAGAAAACCTGGTGCTGATATTGTAGATGTCTGGAGAGGTTTAGCCATTAAACAGCATCCCAAATGTATTCATCGTTTTGTCTGCTACTAGCCATAGCAATGTGATCTGCTAGTGACTGATCTGCTAGTGCAGTAGCTTCTTGTGCTGCTAGTCCACCATCTTCACCACGCTCTGCTACAGCAAACGCATAAGCATACTTAATTACTGGTTCTGACGGAACAAGTAACTTTGTTGCGTTAGACACCAAAGCATCTTGTGGCTTAAAAATGTTAAAGAAAATGTTATAGACACCATCAGGAATAGGATACAAATCTACTTGTGTGTCTCCGTTAACATTAACACCGTTAAAGTTGTAATGTGTTGGAGAACCTTTAGTACCTTGTGCATTAAGCAACCAGTTGTTCATAGTGCTAGATGTCACAGGCTTTAAAAAGAAATCATCTTCAGAATGTACAACATCCATGACCCTGAACCGTTGACCTGCTCCAGTTAGTACATAGTTAAACAGATCATTAGCAGTAGTAACTGTCAATGTTTCTGTCAGTACATTCCATTGAAAACTATCTTCTACAATTCTCTTTGCATCATTAACGAACTTACCAATAAGTTTAGAGTAAGGTGTGTCAGTAACAGCAGTTACTTCGCTTTCTCTAAGCCTTACTAGCACGTCATTGACAAGTTCTAAGTAGTTCATTTCTTCTTCTTCCTAGCTGTAGATAAGGCAATAGCTACCGCTTGTTTCTGTGGGTAGCCTTCCTTCTTTAGCTTCTTGATGTTAGAACCTACGTTCTTCTTACCTTTCTTTAG